ACTTTATCGGAATGGTCTTAAGGTCCGTGTCGCCTTAGATCCTGAGCACTACCAACTGCTCTCCGATGCTTATTCCCCGATGATCATCATTCCCGGGAATCAGCAACCTCCATCTGGTTCACACCAACTGGCCGCTGCGCACCAGTCCATCGCTGCTGTTGCACTGGCCAAGTTCGTTGAGAATCTAGACACCTTCATCGAGATCGGTCCCAACGCTGCCTCGTTCGCCCGTATAGCCATTGGGAAGCAAAACCCGCATGCCTGTACGCTGCGTTCAGCTCGCGACCAGGGCCGCCATCTCTCGTCCGCGATGTCCAACGAAGTTCGCGGCTACCGCCCAACAGCCACCCAGAACCTCGCTGTCCAGTCCGGAGGTGTTTCTCACAAACAGATGTGGGAAGATATCCAACATCTCGCCTCCGGCATCCCTACGGAAACGTTCTGTCTTAATGGTTGGCAGAATTGCATCGCCACCGCGCAAGTGGCCATTTCAAATCATTCTCTCTACGACATCTCTTTCCAGGACCTCGCCGTTGGCATGCGCAACCACGGCACTCACCGGATCAAGGCCTTCATCCACTTCCCGACCGAAGCCATGGATGTTCAGGAGTGGACCAGCTATGAGAAGGGCTACCATTTCAAGCATGACCTCAAGACCGGTAAAATCACTTTCGGCTGGAATGGTGACACCGCTTTCTCCTACACCCACGACTACAAGACCTGGATGTCGTATCTCACTACGGGCGGTTTCTCCACCCCGTTTGGTTTCAATGTCATCATCGAGAAGGTCGCCTACCACGGCAGCCAATTCGAGCTCAACATCTATCGCTCGACCGCACCTGGAGACTTTTCCTTCACCATCCCAAACGCTCTTTCGGATCTCATCAGGGTCCCTAACTTCCGCGTGCTTGCAGCTCGCAACTTCTGTAAACGCAACTTTGACCCGAAAGATCACTCCAACTACATCATTACTGATGGTGCTAAGGTACGCAAGCTCCTCGATTTCATCAACGCTCGCGCTGAGAAAGGTTTCTGTTTGGACGTCGTGAAGGCCTATGCCCGCACCCTCACATCGGAGATCCGCCTCGGTTCCCGTACCGTCGAACAAAGGTGGCACTGCACCTCGTCCGAATTCTCCGACATCTGCGTGTCGGTTTACATCCTCTCCGCCTACCAACGTCGCCTCGACGCTCACATCATCGATGCCGCCTTCTCTCACATGGACAAGATCGGGGCAGAGCGCAGTCTCTTCGGGGAGATTTACGGTTGGATTTGCCAGACCTTCAACATCCTCCACCATCACGCAAAAGACGTCAAGGCAGCCCAGTCCACATCCAACCTCTTCCACCGATGCACTCTTTCTTTCTTCGAGGATTACCATCGTCACGACACATTTAAAGAGTGCGGGTTCAACGAGGAGGTCTTCTTCTCTTACAACATCGAGACCCTCCCGGAGGCAGAACAGACCCTGAACGAGATAGTTCAAGCCCAGGAACACCAGCTTGCCCCTGAAACACCACTCGGCCGCATCACCCCTGACTGGGCCCTCAAGTTCAACAAGCCCGTCAACGTGGATCCGGGCATCGGCCCCGTCTATCTCGCTGAAGAACAACATGACATCCTTGTGCGCGAATGTCTCCAAGGTTCCGAGAAGGCCGAAATTAAACCGCTCAAAATCGCGCTCAAGAGCGCTCACGACGAACTCGTTCTCCGCAAACCAACGCGGCTTCACATCGAGAACATGTTCGCACTGACTGGTGTCCCCGGTGGGGCAAAGACCGGTACGATCATCAATGAAATCATTCCGGCTACCATCCCTTCCGGTCCAGTGCTCGTGCTATGCCCCACCCGCGCTCTCGCCGACAAGTACGAGAAGGAACTCAGCGCACCGTCCCAAGCCTCTACTATCCACACTGGACTTCGTGCGCTCAAGAAGCAGAAGTGGGCTTTGGTCATCATCGAGGAAGCATTTACTCTCCCTATCGCCTACATTAATTTCATCGCCGCCGAACACCAGGTGCTCATCGTCGGGGATCCTAAACAGATCCAACACGTTGACTTCTCCGGTCTCTGGCGCGGTGTTACCATGTTGGAAGCTCTCCTCCCCGCAATCCCCCGTCATCATATTATGACCACCAAGAGATGCCCACAAGACATTGCAGCTCTGCCCATCATCCGCGCGGCTTACCCTGGCATCTCCTCGGTTTCCAAGCGTAATGCATCCATCACCCACGTTAACGCCAACTTCAAGAATGATCAGGCCGTCAACGTCTGTTTCACTCAGCTCTGCAAGAGTCAAATTGAGCAGTTTACCAAGAGAAAT